TCCGACCTTTCACCTCTCCTCGGCTCGTTCGCCAGTGAGGAAATTCGACGTGTTGAACCTTATTGGTTCGTCTTAGCCCCGAGCGGAGCTAAGCGAACTAACAAGGATATAGTTCTATTTCTTTTTCTTCACTTCTTTCTTAGGTTTTTCTGTTTCTTCCTTTTCTTCCACTTTGATTTCACTTTCCTTCGGTTTAGGAGGAGTATCGTTAAGGTCATCCGCTTGAACGAATGCTCTCTTTGGTTCTTTTGTTTCTTTTGTCATGTTATTAGTGGTTATTAAGTGTAATGGTTAATATCCGCTACTGGAATACCGTCATCACACCAATTTCCCATACCATGGTCATACCCATTGGTCTGAATCATGTCATTGCTCGCTGAATAGTCTGTAAGGTTGCATCCGAAGAAGTTGTTGGCAAACACATTGCCACCTGTAACATCTGGAGTTGCAGTTGCTCTGACCTTGACTAATCCGTCAAGAGCAGAAGCATAAACTCCATTATAGGGGAATGTATTGTCCTCAAACCTACTTCCTACCCAACCATCTTTAGCATGGCAGTTGATATGCGACCTGTTAGACTCAAACTTATTACCAATGACTCTCCACCCAATGTTCGGGTTGCTACCGTCAGCTCCATAGATGGCGGCTGCTCCTGTGGCGTTTAAATACATGAAGTCGTTATTGATGATGTTTACGAAGTGGGGAGAGTTTGTCCCTTCAACCCCTAATGATTCAATCCCATACTTGCCAGTTCCACCACCCCAGAACATGCAGTTATCCACCGTTACCCCTTGGGCAATCCCACCAGCTACTCCTGCGATATAGTCGGTCGTGCTAATGTCAGCATACAGTTTGATTCCTGAAGATGTTGCTCCTGGTCTAAGACAAAGTTTGCTAAATCTCCATCCAGAAGCTTTACATGTGATGATTGGACTTGCACTTGAAGTCGGAGAAAGATTGACTCCACCTCTAATTCCAGGTTGTCCGGGATTAACGCCTATAACGGACACATTCCTTGCTTCTGTGTCATCAGGACAAGTGTAGTTCCCGGTATAGGTACCAGGCGCCATATAAATAACGTCTCCACTACTAACAGAATCAAGAGCAGTCTGCAAATCTGCAAAAGGTTTTTCCCAACTCTTACCATTGCCATCAACTTTATTGGAATTGACGAACCAGAAGTTTCCGATTGTCATTTCTGGATACCCTACAATGTCCTCCGGATACCATTTGTGTCCGAAAGTACCCACTGCGGGCATATATCTACTTGCTTTTCCCATTTTTGTTTTAGCTTTTTAATTTATAATCTTCGACCTTTTGCTCTCTCGGGTCGGACTTCCGCCCGGTCAAGAGTGCCGATGAGCCTTATTAGCTCTCCTCAGCCCACATAATGAGCTGAAGGAATCAACAAGGATAATGATCCTAATAACTTAACCCGTAATTCCTGTAGCTTGACCGCAACGTCTTGGGTCGTCACTCATCCAGTTTCCGACCAGATACATGTGTCCGACTTCAGCCGGTTGGTTTGTTGATCTCAACATCCCTGACCAGTTGAATCCTTTAGGAATCGGCAATGCCTGGGGTCCTGTGATGTTCCTTTCCGAGGTGTTTATCTTTTCGTAATCAGGAAGATCCAACCCTGCCCAGAAGAAGTTCTTCTCATTGAGCATGAACAGCTTTTGGGAGGTGCATTTCTCGTCCTTCACGAAGGGAGTTCCTCGATACCACAAAGCGTTGAATCCAATGTCGCCTCCACTTAATGCATTGGTGCTTGAAACTACGCCTGTTCTGGTTACTTGAGGGAATCCTGCTGTCTGATATCCAGCCCTAACAGTTGGTTGAAGCAACGCTTCATAAGCTGACCAGATTGTTGGAGTCGATACTATCAAACTCGGGCCCACCCCTCCAATCTCTACCGAATCGTAGCTTGTAGATAAATCGGAAATGGCTAAGGCCCCAACACTCGCCACATAGTAACCCTGTAAAGTGGTGTAATATCCGGCGGTTCTTGTCTGCCCGCCGTATGTGGAGAAGTTAGTTCCATCATCCGCAGCATTTAAGATGCTATCGAATGAAGCCCCGCTTGCTCCAGTTCCTGCGTAAAGGTATCCCCCACAATCGTCCATCAAGTCTTGGGCAATGGAATCCATCTCTACGGCCAGTAACTCAAGGACTCTTTCATCGCCTTGGTTTACGGCCACTTCGATGTCATCCACGACCACTGGCTTATGGATACGTTGTGGCTGAAATGTCATCTTGACCCTAGTTTCCTGCCTGGCTGTATCAAGAGTTCCACCAATACCGACTATTCCACCTTCAGTAGATTTCTTGTATTTGATAGGAATGTCGTATTGATAACCGGATCTCCAACTCTTGGAGTTTCCAAGACTTCTCAAAAGTAATACATTTCCTTTAAGAACGGTATCTGAAACCATCGGGACTATCGTTTCCCTGGTTACGGTCTTTACTGCATCTGAAAATGTCATTTTTAGTAAATCCTATTTAAGTTTTGCTAATGCCTCTTTGGCCGCATCGACTATACCTGTGCTCTTTACTCGAAGTTCGTTGGCATCGTAGGGAAGTTTGCCTCCTGCGGATCCTGGCTTTGATACCGAGTCAGTTGCTCGTTTTACTTTATTAGCAAGGACTCTTCTCTCGGCCATTTTTCCATCCGCATTGGCTTCGGTGTAGGAAGAATACGCTGACTTTAAATCGTCAACTGTATCTACTGTGATGTGATGGCGCCCTATGTATTGGAAGAATTCCTGGTCGTCGAACTCCTTGTCCGACTTCCGGATCTCCGCTACAAAAGCATCCACCGCTTCTTTGGCCTCTTCGGCTTGAACGGATTTATCCTCCGTTGCCTTCTGAGACCTCTTCTCTCCCCATTCGACTGCCTCTTTAAGGGCAATGCCAAGTTCCGTAAAGTCCTTGGGTTTCCACCCTGGCTTCAAGAAAGAGGGCAGGTCTTGTGGCTCATCGAGGGTTTTACCACCAGTAAGTGCGGCTAATGCCTGCGACTTCTTGGTGAACTCGGGAAGTAAGGCATCGTAATCCGTCGCCTTTTTGATATATTCCGTCAACTGTTTGGGGGTATATTCTTTCTCCCCAATTTTGACAGGTTCTTGGGCGCCTTCCCCGCCCTCCTCAAGAGGAGTTTCACCTCCATCGTTTTCCCCTTCTATAGGGTTAACGATCTGATCATTCTCGTCTGGCATGTTTTTTTGGTTGGCTCATTGCCTTTTCTCCGCCTGGTCGTTGCGGACTTCGGAGAACCGCTTGATGAAACAACAGTTACTTGATATTTATTTCTATCTAATTTTAAAATGAAAATTATGCTTTCTTTCCTCTCTTTGCGACTTCTTTCCTAAATGGGATATTCGCACCAGATTTTCTTGCCTGTGATAAAGCTATGGCAATTTTCTGTTTGTGAGGTCTTTTCGTTCTTGATTGGTTTAATTCTTCTATAATTTTTCCAACATTTGTTGTTTTAGGTAGTGGCATGTTATTTTTTCTCAGCCGGTTTAGCTTCTTGAGCCGGTTGGGCCTCGCTTAATTTATTAAATTGACCTTTTAATTGTGTTAAAATTTGTTGTTGCTCTTTTATTGGCTTTTTCTTGAATTCTGGGCTTTCTACTATTTGCTGAGTTTTGGCCCGTAAATCAGCAATTGCTTTTGCTCTTGGGTCTTCTGGCGTAGTTGCTTGGGTTATCTCTTGAAGCAAAGCTATTCCCTTTCTGAGTTTCTCTATGTCTTCCGGGTCCATATCGAGAACTGTGAATGGGCTTACTTTATACATTTCAAGTCTTTTTGCTTCCTCCATTGGATTATCAAATTCCGCTTCCTCAAAATAAGTAAGAGGAATCATAAATCCACCTCTTACTCCTTCCAATGCCCTTTCCGCTCGGTATACTCTGTCCTTGGGCATTATCTGGCCCGGAATGACTTGGACATCAATCCCGTCCGAAATATCGTCTTGCATAGTTTCGATGATTCTCAATGCCCTATCCCTGCCCAGAATCTTGGTATAATGTGCTTCGGTGTATCTGACTTTAATAAGCTGAAGTTGCCAGTTATAAATTTCCCAATGGATGTCATCCACTATGTCTATCAGTTCAGTCAGTCGCTGAAAACTTTGTTCTCTTAATAATGCCCTGCCTGTCGCAGTTTCACTTCCTTCTTTTTCTCCCCGGAATGTCGCTTGGGTTCCGAAAATGGAATCCATTGCCTGAATTGAAAGTATCAAATCTTCTTTAACCAACGAGGGCAAGTCCCGGCCAGTTTCAATTGTTATTCCGTTAGATACTCCGTCTCCGTAAATGATTCCTTCCGGATCTGACTTCATCGCTTGGAATTCTCCCTTGGTTTTTCCTTCCACGAATTTAGTATCTATTTTCCACCTTCCCTGTGCCATTGAGGCGTTGTCCGCTATCTGCCTTTTTCTTTGGTTGACGTTTTTCTGCAATGGATTCACCTGCTCCATCAGCGAGGTTTCTCCGACCGGACTTTCCTCCACTTCCAGCATCGATGCGAAAATGTAGGGATGCCTAGGCTTATCAAAATGATTCGCCAGATAATTTTGGTATTTGTTGGCTCTTTTGGCCCGGGATTCTCTTAAGGGTCTTGCCATACCGAGCATCTTTTTTCTTTCTCCTGGCATTTCCAATGTTTCAAATTTCCTAAGTTCGGTATTTGTAAAAAGAACTCCCTCCCAGTCCCAATAAGGATTCTTTTCTTTTTTCAAAATCTTTTCCCTGAATTTGTAAATTACCCAATCTCCTATCCACGCTTCTTTGTATGTTGCCGGAGTGTTGTTTACTATGGCGTCTTCCTCTTTCACTCCCGCCTGTTTCAAAATGTCTTCTTTCTGCTCCGTGAATCTTTCTATCATGTCGGGGATATTGGTATCTATCTCCTCAATTGCGAAATCCGTTTCCATGGAGTTGGTTGCCTTTTTATTAAACCTAACTTTTCTCGGATCAACCACCGTAATATTGAAGTTGTCAATGTCGTTGTCCCAGATTATTTTAAAGACCATCAGTCTCGATAAGAAAAGCCATCTTAATCCTCTACGGATTTTTTTCTTCACCCGCAAGGTCTTATACATTTCCAAAAACAAATCCTGCAGGTCGAGTGCTATCTGTCCCGATTCCAGTTTCCCATTTGTCGGCAAAACATTCGGTCTTGATGGCCGGCCGGTCAGATTTGCTATTACGCTCTCCATGGCCAGAAAGGATCTGTTGTCCCGGACTTTAGATTTTCTTTTTGGAATGGTGGCAACTAATGAATCATCGTTCTTCCATATCGCTTTGTTTTTTTTGTAGGCCTTATCAATTTCAGACCACAAACTTGTTGATTCTGTCCATCTGTTATCAATCAGTTTGCTTAACTTACTGTCATCTAATTTTTCAATGTCTATTGGCATAATTAAAAAAGCGAGCAAAGACAAAATAGCAAACTGCTATTCTCTCTTTGCCCGCCGTGAGTGAAATGTTATTTTACATTGCTCGTGGTTAGGGCTTCTATTTTTTATTATAATTCATCAAGAAAATCTGTCAAGGGGTCTTCCTCGTTCGTAAGGTGTAGTGATGAATTTTATATTTTGTATTACTCCGTTATGTTTATTGATTATTACCTGCCCGCTTTTTAAATCGAAGAATCCTTTGTCTAATAACACTTTAAGTTCCTCTTTTATTTTATCTTCTTTTTTTATTTTGTCATTCATCTTCTTGCTGGCGTTCTTCAATAATTTCTTTTAGTGGCCGCATCACGAATCCGTCTTTTGTTCTTTCGATGATTTCCTGCTTGCCTTCTTTTTCTGAAATGAATTCCATTTTCTCTTTGCCTCTTTGTGTGGCTATCAAATAATATACTGTGGCATGGACGAAGTGGTCGACACCGGTTGTTGTTTCCCAAATGTATCTTTCTGTTTTGTCCGGCGTTTGTTCAATTATTCTCCGCATGGTTTCCCAATGCTTTATGTATTTTTCCAAATCTTCCCGAGTTAATGAAAACTCGATGTTCCCTTTTAGGATTTCAGAAAGGGTCTTATCTATGATTCTTGTTCTGTCAGTCCAAATATATCCCCAGTTTTTTTTATCCTCCAATCCTTTACTGTAGCCTCCCCATTTTATTATCTCGGCAATGTTTTTGTCTTTTCGATAGAAGTTCAGAAATCCTTTTGGATATTTCTTTCTGAATTCCTCGGCCCATGTTCTTTCCGGTCCTGCGTCCATGACCCAGACCGGATTGTATTTTTCTATTATGAATTCCAATTCTTCCCTACTCCGACAGATTCCTATTTTGAAAATTCCTTCCCTCGATCCTAAGCAATAGTGTTTCTCGATTCCTATGTCTATGCCCATGAAGAATGGTTTTGCATCGATTGGTTTTGGAGTCCAAACATCGAGTATCGCTTGCCGGATGTCCGCTTCTTCTCCTGCACTATACGGTTCTCCCAATACGAAATTCCTGAAGTAATCTTCTCCCCGGTCTTCTCTTTCCTTGATTAAGTCCTTTGCCGAAAGCCATGGCGCCATCATCTGAGAGATATGATATCCTGAAATATCTTTGCCAGGTTTCGTCGCTCTCCATTCCCCTTCTCTTCTTTCATCGTCGGTCAATTCTTTTCCGCATTTCTTGCAGACATAGATTTTTTTTATCTCGTCCACATTCTCGTCCCACTTTAAGAATTGATCCTCTCCACATCCTCGGCATTTAATGAACCATTCTTTCATGTCCGACTTTTTCCAGATCCCATCCACCCCGATTCCTGTTAGGCTTGGGTTTGAAAGATACCAGATACCTTTGTATGGCGATGCCGAAAGTCTTGACCGGTATTGCTCAATGATTCCCAAGTCGCTCCGGTCAACCTCATCATGTATTAAGAGATCTGCACTGGTTGATATTGGCGCTGTCTTTGATCTCGTTCCTTTATAATAGATAAACCTGTCTCCGATTTTTTTCAGGCCTACCGTGTCGCTGCTGAATTGACTTCTCAATAATTCATTCGATTGAAATATCATGTCTGCCTTTGTCTTTACGAACTCGCTGACATCGGTATCTGAAGGCATTGTGTAAATGACATTCATCTTTCCTTTCTGGGCCACGAAATATGCCTTTAGGGTGTAGGTTACCGTTGCTCCTACCTGTGCGCACTTCTTAAGAACTTGGATTTGCGATGTATCCGCCAGTATGTCGTATAAAAAAAGGCGGTCTCTAAATTCAAGTATTTCGCCCCTCTCATTGATAAACTCATTGTCTATCACCCAATGTGGGATTGAGATGTCTTTGATATCTGTTTCCATTTATTTTCTCCACTCATTTACCTGGTGGAGTTGCTCCAGTTTTCTTTTGGCTTTTAATGATTGGCCTTTTAGTCCTGTATCTAAATCTGCCCTGAATATTCTTTCTTCTTGTTCTGCCATTGTTTTATTGAATGCATCATCAGGATTTCCGTAATGAGTTTTGAATCCGTATTCTTTACTCTGCAACATCTCTATCCTGTATTGATTTCTTTGCCTGCGGATTTTAATTGACTTCTGGTAATATGGGTCTTGATCCCTATGAGTTGCATATCTTATCGCAACCGTGCCGCAACCCTCGCACAGGCCCCTTAACGTCGCTATTATGTCGCCTTCAAGCCGGTACCTGGTCTTTCTGGCCGGCGCTGTGAAATCCTCTTGGCAGGTATCACACCAGAAATCAAAGGACTTTAAGACATCGGGAATGTCCCTATCCATATTATCATTCGGCTTCGGCTTTCTTCTTTCCCGGTCTTTTCTTAAATCTTCTTGGATTTCCTCGGTTCGTCTTTTGAGACGGTCTGTTTCATTCATACTTCTTCTTCCTCCTCTTCTTTTTTGGCAGGCTTCTTAAACTGACCAAGAAAACTTTGGAGTGCCCCGGGCCTTTCTATATCCTCTACTTGTTTCCGATCTATTTCTTCCAAAAATTCCATCTTTTGTTTTGGCTTTCCTACTGACTCAATTGTTGTTTCGCCTTCTTTATTTGTCTTGACTATAAAACGCTTATTGGCAGATTTGATAATATATATTCCTACTATAATCTCAACAACTCCCAATAAAGCAATTATTATTCCTAAACTAATTATTATTGCTTCAATCATTTTCTTTTATTTCTCCCTTGAGGACTTTCCGAAGTTCCTCTTGGGCTTGTTGCACGACCTTTATGACTTTTTCATTTTTGGTTAAGAAGATGTTTATTGCCGGCGCCTGCATTGGAATTATGTCCTGGCCGATTGTCTTTCCTAATTCTATTCGTGCTACTTCCCACATCTTTTTGAAGTCACTGGCACTCGGGATTATTTTCCCGGACAATATCGCCCGGTTGTACTGGATCATGGTGTTCTTAACTGCCTTTAGAATGTCTGACTTCTTTGCGGTTGCTTCTTTGATAGCTATCTGCTCGGCTTTATCTGAAACTTCTTGATCCATTACCTGAACTCTTTCTACCCATTTGTATCTAGTACACCAACTCTTTAATGTATGAATAGAAACTACTCTTTTTGGCGTAGATTCTTCGTAACTCTTGTGTAAATTTTCCAGGCTTCTTTCCTTTAAATTGAAGTAAGACAAAAATGCATCCCTCTGAGTCGGATTCTCTTTTCTCTGTTTAACTTCTTCCATAGTATGGTTTGAAAAGCCAGATAGCTAATCCTATGTAGGTTATGATGAATAAAAGTTGTTCTGTTGTCATTTTTGTTCCTGCTTTATTTTGATCTGTAAGATAAATCCATCTTATTTCTTTTTCTCTTTTTTCTTCCTCTGGCAGGTCGGCGATCACTGCCTCGGTTATTAAGAATAGCGAAACTACCGACACCGCATTCTCCAATGCGACCCTAACAACCTTGGCGGGGTCTATCACTCCCATTTCAAACAGGTCTCCGTAGGTTTCGTTGTCAGAATTGTATCCGAATGATGTTATCGTCTTCCTGCCTTCTTCGACTTTTGCTATTACGACATCTTCTTTGCCGCCGGCGTTCCTCACTATCTGGTATGCCGGTTCTTTGATTGCTTGGGCCAAGATGTTCAGGCCCATTCTGAAATTGATGTCTTTTTCTTTTTCTGCTCTCTGCTCGATTTTCTTTGATGCTTCCAAAAGCGCCACTCCTCCTCCCGGGACTATTCCTTCCTCTATGGCCGACATTGTGGCCTTGACTGCGTCTTCTATCCTGAATCTTTTCTCTTTGTTCTCCTGCTCGGAGATTGTGCCGACTTTAATTATCGCCACTCCTTCTTTTAATTTACCTAATCTCTTTTTTATTGTTTCCCGGCGGTATTCAGATTTCTCGTTCTTAATCAGTTTTTCCAGTTGGGATATCCTTTTTTGGATTTCCGCTTTCTTTCCCTTTCCACCGATTATGATTGTCTTGTCTTTGGTTAGAATTATCCGATCCGCCCGGCCCAAGTCCTCAAGTTTCGTGTCCTCGACTTTGGTCCCGGTCTCTTCGGCTATGAGTTTGGCGCCGGTCAGTATGGCTATGTCCTCAAGCCGTTCCATCTTCTCATCCCCAAACCCTGGGGCCTTTA